GTACAACAATCGTTTTTGTTTCAATCCACGGAGCAACTGGTGGTGGCGGTGGAGCAAGAAGCAGATATGGTGGTAACAATATTTTTGGTGGCGCTGGTGGCGCTGGTGTAATTTCAGGTGGTTACGTTCAAGTAAACCCACAAGCACCACATACAATAACAATTGGTGCTGGTGGTGGTGGTGGTTCATTTTCAAATAACAACCCTTATGGTGCAAATAGTGGTGGCGGTGGTGGCACAACTATTTTTGACGGAGCAATTTTTAATTTTGGTAGCGCAGGAGGAAATGGTGGTACTGACTGGTCAGGCGCTGGAAATACTGGATCTGCTGGATCAAGTAATGCACAGACATCATTAACAACTTTAAGCCCAAGTAATAATGCATTACCTAGAGTTTCAGGTGTGGTTACTTCTGGAACAACAACTACTGGCGGTAGCCGTGGTTTTACTAATCAATACAGTGGTGGCAATGGTGGCGGTGGCGCAAGCGGTATAGTTCACATTTACGGATACTAAGGAGAAAATATGAAGCGATATGCTGTTTTAGATAATGATAGCAAAGTTGCAAACATTATTATTGCTGATTCTTTAGAAGTAGCAGAAAGTGTAACATTTAGTTATTGTGCATCAATTCCATTAAATGCTGATGTTAACATTGGATATACATATGCAGATGGAACATTTTTAGCACCTGCTGAAGAAGCACCTGCCGAAGAAACACCTGCCGAATAATAACTAGCAGAAAGAGAAATATCAATGGCTGTAACACAACAAAATGTCCCTGCTAAATTAAGACATATTCAAACATTTACCTCTAGTGGAACTTTTTATCCACCAGCAGGTACAACAGTTGTTTTTGTTTCAATCCACGGAGCAAGTGGTGGTGGTGGTGGAGCAAGAAGAAGATATAGTGGTAACCTTACTGGTGGCGTTGGCGGTGTTGGAAAAATTTCAGGTGGTTATGTTCAAGTAAACCCACAAGCCCCTCACTCAGTAGTAGTTGGCGGTGGTGGTGCAGGTGGTAATTTTGCATATACTGGGTATTACACTCAAGGCTACACTGGTGCTACTGGCGGAACAACTAGTTTTGACGGAGCAATTTTTAATTTTGGTGGCGCAGGAGGAAATGGTGCTGGTGATTGGATTGGAAACGGAAATGCTGGATCTGCTGGATCAAGTAATGCACAAACAGCATTAACAACTTTAACTCCAAGTAATAGTGCATCACCTAGAGTTTCAGGTTTTTCTATTTCTAATACAAATATTGCTGGTGGAAATGGTGGTACTGAAAATCAAAACAATAACGGCGTATCTGGCGCTGGAGGCACAAGCGCTATAGTTCACATTTACGGATACTAAGGAAAAAATATATGAAAAAATATGCAGTCTTAAATGATCAAGAAATAGTTGATAATATTATTGTTGCCAGTTCTTTAAAAGTGGCAGAAGATATGACAAATTCTTCTTGTGCATTAATTCCACTAGACGTATTTGTTAATTTAGGATATACATATTCAAATGGAACATTTTCGGCCCCTGCCGAAGAGCCACCTGCTGAAGAAACACCTGCATAATAATTTAAAAATAAAATACCCCCAAAGGAGAGATCCAATGGGGGTTATTTTTTTATTAATTTTTATTGCTTACATGGATATTTATTGTACCATTCCTGATATCTTTTTCCATTTAAGGAACTCCATGAAGACCAATCTGCTCCACCCTTAGTCATGTGAAGAGCAATCTCTGCATTTACTACTGGGTTTAACAACTCAGCGTTTGAATCCAGTTCAAATTTTTCTCTACGATCTGACCCTAGTTCACCAAGCATATTTATTTGAAATACACCATAAGAACTATCTCCAGTTTTTACGTTACCGTTGAAAGCAAGGGGACGACCATTAGACTCTGCCTTTGCAATAGCACAAGCAGACCTTAAAGACTTTCCCTTAAAACCTACAACCTTTAACATATCAACTAGTTGCCCATCAGTCAAATTGTGGGCATTTTCATATTTTTCAAGTTTTTTTTCTTTAGAAACCAAAAAAGCCACCTGTTGGGTGGCAGATTTTACGGATTCTTTAATTAGTAAGTTGTTTTCATTTGTTGCATTTGCAGTAGCCGAAAAAACGGTACTACAAATAACCAAAACTAAAACCCCTAACCAAACGTTTGCTTCTCTCATTGTAAAATACCTCCTAGAGAACAAATGCTACCTGTTGGTAGCATACATTAATTATAACACGAATTTGGGAACTAGGTCAACTTTAACCAATAAAATTAAAAATATTTTTAAATATTTATTTAGTTAGTGGTATAATGATATTCTTATGGCTACATTTAGAGATCAAGCGCTTAGTTCTTATTCTGTTGGATCTACCCCTCCAAATGTGGTTTGGACAGTTGTTAGAGGCGATACAGCCGCTTTTAGAGTATACGTAACGGATGATAATAAAGATCCATTAGCAATTGCTGAATGGGATATTGAAATGGAAATTAAACGTCCTAATACAAAGCCTGGTGATTTTACAGATGATGCAGAGTTAATTGCCACTTTAGCACCAGCCCCAGCAAGTGGCGACGGTAGTGGTGAATTTACAGTTTCATTAACATCGGCACAGTCAACAATATTAGAAACTGGCGATATATTTGATATTGAGTTAAGCGATGAAAGTCGTGTTTGGACGGTAGCCAGAGGAACAATGAACATTATTGAAGATGTAACCAATAGTGAGTCATAATGGCTTCAGTTGTAATAATAAATGGTTCTAGCAATAAAGTAAGATCAATATCAGCAACAGATTATCCAAAAACAAATGTTTTATATTCTGCAAGACTAACAAAGATAAATGAAGTTCTTCCATTTAGAATAAAACTTACAAACATTGGAATACCAAGCGCATACTCTAATGTTCCTGGAATTGGACTTCAAATTATTGGAATCAGTAACTATATACTTTAAAATAATGATATAATAATGCCATGGCAAAGATATCAACCACCAACGTAAAAGCCTTATTCCAAACAGGTGATAGACCAACTCAGGAAAACTATGTAGATTTAATTGATAGTACTTCTGCTAGGTCTACCGATCTTGGATCAGATGGCAACAATGAGTCAACAATTAATGGAATTGAAAACTCAACGATTTTTGATAACTTTCTAGCAAGTGAGTGGAGATCAATGAAGTACATGATCTCTCTTAAGTATGTAGCAGGTGGAGGAAATAAATACTCTTCTACAGAATTGTCTGTGTTGGTTGATGGATCAGATGTATCTGTTAGCCAATATGGAATAGTTGAAAACGATGGGAATATTGGCACCATCTCTGTTTCAAGGGCTGGAGATACAGTTTCACTAACTGTTGTTCCAGTAGTGGGAATTACACCTATAACTCTACGCTATATGCGTATGGGTTTAAAGGCCTAACCAAGGAGATATAAGATGGCAACAGTAACAAAAGACTTTAGAGTAAAAGCGGGACTGGTAGTTGAAGGATCAACTGCGACCGTTAATGGAAAGAACGTAATCACAGCAGGCGTTGTAGACGCTAAAGGTGATTTAATTGTAGGTAGCGCAGATGATGCAGTTACTCGTTTAGCAGCAGGAACAAATGGATATATTCTTACTGCAAACTCAAGCGCAACAAATGGCATTGAGTGGGCTGCACCACAGGCAGTTGGCGTATTTGGAGAAAGTATCGTATTTGAAGGTGCAACAGCAGATGCATACGAGACAACTCTTGCAGTAACAGATCCAACAGCAGATCGTACAATTACACTTCCTAACGTATCAGGTACTGTAATTACAACTGGTGATTCTGGCACAGTAACTAGCGCAATGATTGCTAATGGCACAATTGTAGATGCAGACATTAACGCATCAGCAGCAATTGCTGCTAGTAAGATTTCTGGAACAGCCGTAACACAGGCTGACACAGGAACAGTTACATCCACAATGATTGCTAATGATACAATTGTAGATGCAGACATTAACTCTGCTGCAGCGATTGCTCAGTCTAAGATTTCAGGTCTTACTACTGATCTTGCAAACAAGGCTTCAGCATCAGATCTTTCAACACACACAGGCGCTTCAACAGGAGTCCACGGTGTAACTGGTTCAGTAGTTGGAACAACTGATTCACAAACACTTACAAACAAGACACTTACAAGCCCAACAGTTTCTGGCCTATATCTTTCAGACTCTTCAATAGTATTTGAAGGATCTACTGATAATAGCAATGAAACAACTTTGACAGTAACAAATCCAACATCAGAT